ATTCTAGAGTTATTAACCAAGTAATTGTAAAACCTTCTGAAATAAAATTAGATAGGTTATACCGAAAACAATTTGATGTTTTTGAAAAATTAAAAAATAATCCTACAGATGCTTTAAGAACAGAGTTAAGTGATATTAATAAACAAGTTAAATCAATTGTAAAAACAACTAGTGGAAGATTAGTTGGAGTGACTATAGATCCTAATACATTAGAAACTTCGTTTGAAGGATTAAAAAAGAAATATTCACTTACTAAATTTATGGATGAAAATATCACCATGAAAGATTTAGCAAAATTTGATGCTAACTCACCAGAACAAATAAAATTTTTAACTAAACAACTACCTAAAGCTGTAAATGCGGAAATTGCAAAAGGTTTTGTTCCTAATGATTTTAAACAAATTTTATCAAATAAAAAATCTAGAGAAGCTATTTTAAAATACGCTCAGAAAAAAACTCCTGAATTAATTGGTACATTAAAAAAAGCATTTAAAAATCCTACTTCTAAAATTGCTATGAGAGTATTGACTGGTCCAATCATAGCTGTAGGTGCTTATAAATACGGAGAAAATTTTTTAAAAGGTACGGGAATTGTTGATAGAGAATATGAACAAACTGCATCAACAGCTAATGCTCCAATAGTAGAAAAAGCATTTACTACAGGAGAAAAAGCAGCAGGTGCAGCAGGTCTTACAACAGCTGCAACAATTGGATCTAAAGCAACAAAAACTGATCTACTTAAAGGTTTAAGACGTTCCGGAAAAAATCTTTTAAAAGGAATTTTTAAAGTAGGAGCATCTCCAACTATAGCAGCAGGATTTGCTGGCTCTGAACTTTTAGATTATGAAAAACCTGAAGATGCATCAGTGATTGATAGACTTAATCCAAGAAACTATAAAATTCAAGAGGATCCAAATATAAAATTAGCAGGGGCAAGTTTGTTAGCACCTGAAGTTTTAGGAGCAGTAGCATCAAAAGGTGGTCAAGGTATTTTATCTACAATCGGAAGAGCTGCTATGAATCCTTTTGGAAAAGCTGTAAGAGCATTTACACCAGTTGGATTAGCAACCATAGCTGGAGGAGCGGGATATGATGTTTATAAAGAAATAAAAAGACGACAAAAATTAACAGACGAAGAGAGATTACAAGAAGACATAGAAGCTCAAGCAAAAGATGATGAGATGATGGTCGGAGCGGCCGAAGGTGGTTTTATTGAAAACTAAACTAACAACCACAATACCTCCTAAAAAAGGACCCAACCCTCAGGGGTTGCTTATTGATTATAATACTGTTAAACCTGTAAAACTGGAGAAAATAAATGGCAGACATAGACAAGGACCTACCGAACGTAGAGCAAACGTTAAACGTTCCATCACCTGAAGAAATTGAAATTGCTGAACAAGAAAAACAGCAAGAAGTTGATGAACAAGGTAATCCTGTAGATATTACAGAGAACGAAGATGGATCAGTAGATATTAATTACGATCCTGCAATAGCATCTGTTGACGGTGGACAAAATCATTACGACAATTTAGCAGAACATTTACCAGATGATGTATTAGGACCTTTAGGTTCAACACTTTTTCAAAACTACCAAGACTATAAAAATTCTAGAAAAGAATGGGAAAGATGTTACAGAGAAGGATTAGATTTATTAGGTTTTAAATACGATCAAAGAACAGAACCTTTTCAAGGTGCATCTGGCGCAACACATCCTGTATTAGCAGAAGCTGTTACACAATTTCAATCATTAGCTTACAAAGAATTATTACCAGCATCAGGCCCAGTTAGAACACAAGTTTTAGGAGCACCAACTCCAGAGAAAGAGCAACAATCTCAAAGAGTAAAAGATTTTATGAATTACCAAATAATGGAAAAAATGAAAGACTATGAACCTGATTTTGATTCATTATTATTTCATTTACCATTAGCAGGATCTGCTTTTAAAAAAGTATATTACGATGAAGCAACCTCAATGGCTTGCTCTAAGTTTGTTCCTGCAGATGATTTAATTGTTCCGTATACAGCTACCTCATTAGACGATGCGGAATCAATCATGCATAAAGTACAGATCTCTGAAAATGAATTAAGAAAACAACAAGTTGCAGGTTTCTATAGAGACATAGAATTAAAACCAGGACTTGTAAATGAAACTGATGTTGAAAGAAAAGAACGAGAACTTGAAGGACAAACTAAAGGCAGAGAAGAAGACGTATTTAATTTATTAGAATGTCATGTTAATTTAGATCTTGAAGGTTTCGAAGATGTTGGAGAAGACGGAGAACCAACAGGTATTAAACTTCCGTATGTTGTAACTGTAGAAGAAAATTCTAGAGAAGTATTATCAATCAAAAGAAACTACGAAGTAGGTGATCCATTAAAGAAAAAAATAGATTACTTTGTGCATTTCAAATTTTTACCAGGTTTAGGTTTTTACGGTTTTGGTCTTATCCATATGATAGGCGGACTTTCAAGAACAGCGACTTCAGCTTTAAGACAGCTTTTAGATGCAGGAACATTATCTAATTTACCAGCTGGATTTAAACAAAGAGGAATTAGAATTAGAGATGATGCACAATCTATACAACCTGGAGAGTTTAGAGACGTAGACGCACCAGGCGGAAATATTAGAGATGCATTTATGATGCTTCCTTTTAAAGAACCATCACAAACACTCTTAGCACTTATGGGCGTCGTAGTACAAGCAGGTCAAAGATTTGCTTCAATAGCAGACTTGCAAGTAGGTGAGGGTAATCAAGGAGCCGCAGTGGGTACGACAGTTGCGTTGCTTGAAAGAGGTAGCAGAACAATGTCTGCAATTCACAAAAGAATTTATGCAGCCCTAAAACAAGAATTTAAATTAATGTCTAGAGTTTTTAAGTTATATCTACCCCAAGAATATCCTTACGATGTTGTTGGTGGTCAAAGAACGATTAAACAAACTGACTTTGACGACAGAGTAGATATATTACCAGTTGCAGATCCCAATATTTTCTCACAGACACAGCGTATTTCCCTCGCACAGTCGGAACTGCAGCTGGCTCAATCTAATCCTCAAATACATAATTTGTATGAAGCATATAGAAGTATGTATGAAGCATTAGGTGTTAAAGATATTGATAAACTTTTAAAAAAACCACAAGTTCCCACACCGAAGGACCCAGCTTTAGAGCACATTGATGCTCTTGCTGGGAAACCCTTCCAAGCTTTCCCTGGTCAAGATCATAGAGCACATATGACTTCGCATTTAAATTTTATGGCAAGTAATTTAGCTAGAAACAATCCAATGATTATGGCTTCATTAGAAAAAAATTGTTTTGAACACATTTCATTAATGGCACAAGAACAAGTTGAAGTAGAATTTAGACAAGAGATGCAACAACTTATGGCAATGCAACAGAATCCACAAGCAATGCAAAATCCACAGATTCAAATGCAAATGAAAATGATATCTGAAAAGATTGAAGGAAGAAAAGCACAACTGATTGCTGATATGATGGAAGAATTTACTAAAGAAGAGAAAAAAGTTACATCTCAATTTGACAATGACCCTATTGCTAAACTAAGAGCAAGAGAATTAGACCTTCAAGCACAAGAAAATCAACGTAAAAAAGACGAAGGCGAAGAAAGAATCAATCTTGATAAGATGAGAGCAATGATGAATCAACAAAATCAGGACGAAAAGCTTGAACAAAACGAAGAATTGGCAAATTTAAGAGCTGATACGTCAATTGAGAAGACAATCTTGTCAAAAACAATTCCTAGTCCAGTAAAAAGGTGACAATTTTTTAAAAAAAGAGTAAAGTAAATAACAAAGGAGCTAATATGGCAGAAAAAAACAAAAAAGACCTTAACCAAGAAATGTTTACGAACAAAGATGGTTATGTTAAAGGTGGAATTGAAATAGAAACTACAAATCCAACTGAAACACAAGAACAAGAAGTTCAAGGTCAAGGAAAAATTTTAAAAGAGAAAAATAGAAAAGCTAAGTGGTACTAGTATGTGGTTCTCGGCAATTAAATTAGCCGTTTCTGCTGGTAGTAAAATTTACGCTAACCGTCAGAAGACGAAGATGGCAATGTCTGATGCACAGCTTATGCATGCATCTCGTATGGCTTCTGGAGAAGAAGCTTACCAAGGCAAACTATTAGAATCAAGAGATTCGGACTGGAAGGACGAGGCGGTATTGGTAATCCTCAGTTTACCTATAGCAATTTTAGCTTGGGCAGTGGTATCGGACGATCCAACTGCAATGGATAAGGTAAAACTGTTTTTCGAGATGTTTTCGGAACTTCCAAAATGGTTTACAAATTTATGGATACTTGTAGTAGCAAGTATTTATGGTATAAAGGGAACACAAATATTTAAAGGAGTAAAAAAATAATGGCAAATTCAAGATATAATACACAAACTACAAATAGACGTGGCGCCATGGGTGGTGGCATGATGAAAAGAAGCATGTATTCCAAAGGCACAAATGGTAAACCAATAAGCAAAAGTAAAAACCCTGGTCTAGTTAAACTAGCAGAAAAGAAACCTGAATTAGCTAAAAAATTTGGTTACAACGCAAAAAGAATAGTTGCTAAAAAAGGTGGAAAAATTTAATGGCAACAATTAAAAAAGTTAAACCAACACTTGGTTTAAAAAAAACTGAAGAATATAAAAAGAAGCTAAAGATTAAAAAGTTGAGAAAAAAATAATGGCTAAACTTTGTGAAAAAGGTAAATCAGCAGCTAAACGTAAATTTAAAGTTTATCCTTCTGCATATGCAAACATGTATGCATCAGGTGTATGCTCTGGTAAAATAACACCAGGTGGAAAAAAAGGCAGCCGTAAAAAAGCAGCTAGTGGTGGACACATGACACCAGGCTTAGCTAGAAGAAAAAGAGATGCGTAATTATTACTCAGAAGGTGGATTAAGAAAATGGGTGAAAGACAAATGGGTAGATATTGGAGCACCAAAGAAGGACGGCAAGTATCAACCTTGCGGAAGATCGAAGGGGAGCAAAAGAGCATACCCGAAGTGCGTACCACTTGCAAAAGCCACACGGATGTCAAGCTCGCAAAAGGCGAGTGCTGTCAAACGAAAGCGCCAAGCCCCAAACACTGGCCCTAAACCTGAAAACGTTAGAACCTTTGCTAAAGATGGCGGAGCACAATACACAGGACCAGCAATCAACTCTACATACGCAGGTAAAAAATTAAATAATTCATCTTACACAAAATATTATAAAGGAATGATCTAATGCGACAAGATTTTTCAAGAGGTACTCCTATTCCTAAAACTAAAAAAAACTACAGATCTACAAAATCTGGAGCAGGTATGACTCAGGCCGGTGTCAATGCCTATAGAAACGCAAATCCCGGTTCTAAACTAAAAACAGCTGTGACAGGAAAAGTGAAGCCTGGATCGAAAGCTGCAAATCGCAGAAAATCATACTGCGCTAGATCACTAGGACAATTAAAAAAGTCATCTGCAAAAACTAAGAACGATCCTAACTCACGTATCCGTCAAGCAAGAAGGAGATGGAAATGTTAAATGACAAAAATAAAAAGATAAAAAAAGTAATTAAGGGTTTAAAAAAAGCTTCTAAATTACACGCAGGTCAAGCTAAAACATTAAAAGGCGTTATTAATGGATCAAAAACTAAAAATAATAGAAAGGTATAATAAATAATGTATGATATAGAACTAATCACTAAAATACAAAAACAGTTAAAGGATCTCTACCAAAACATTGCTGACTCAATGATAAGTGGAACCGTTGACAACATGGAAAAATACAAGTATATGTTAGGACAGGCACATGCCTACCAATATATTTCTCAGGAAATCTCTAACCTGCTAAACAACAAGGAGCAAAAAGATGAGCAAGGAACAATTATCGACCTCGACAAAAGAAGTCCCAAAGCATAAAAACGCTTTAGAAGAAAAGTATAAAGAAAAAGAAAATACAGTTAAGTCTATAGAAAAAACAAAAAGAGTAGACGAAACTAATGTATCAGACATTAAAGATGAATTACCACAACCAACAGGTTGGAGAATTTTAGTTTTACCTTTTACACCAAAAGAAACAACTAAAGGTGGTATTATTATTGCGCAAGAATCTTTAGACAAAGCACGGATCGCAACAAACTGTGGTTATGTTGTAAAGATGGGACCAATGGCTTACGGAGATAAAGAAAAATTTCCAACAGGCGCTTGGTGCAAAACAGGAGATTGGGTGATTTTTGCAAGATATGCAGGATCACGATTACCAATAGAAGGCGGAGAAGTTCGTCTTCTTAACGACGATGAGGTTTTGGGTACAATTAAGGATCCAGAATCTGTATTGCATTACATCTAACATAGGAGGAAACTATGCAAGAAGAAAATAAAAATGACGTGCCTATGGTTGATATTGATAACTCTGGAGAGGATACTGAAGTTATTCTTGAGAATCCAAAATCAGAAGTTGAAGTAGAAACCAAAGAAGAAGAATCTAGCCCCGCGCCACAAGCTGAAGAGAATGTAGAAGCGAGTGACGAGAAGCCAGAAGCTACTCAGGAAGAAAAACCTGAAGAGAAGAAAGAAGAATTAGAAACGTATTCAAAAGACGTTCAAAGAAGAATATCTAAACTTACGAAGAAGTGGAGAGAAGCAGAGAGACAAAAAGATGAAGCTTTGTCTTTTGCTCAAAACCAAAAACAGCAAAAAGAAAATCTTCAAAAGAAATATTCTTCAGTTGAGCAAGCAGGTGTTAAAGACAGAGAAGAGAGAATCAAATCTGGCTTACAAGCATCAGCAGCAAAACTAGCAGCAGCAAAAGAAGCAGGAGATCTTGCGGCTGAAGTTGAAGCTAGTAAAGACATTGCAAAACTTGGATATGAAGAAGCAAGACTAAATGAAGCAAAAGCAGCATATGAAGATATGGCTAAAGCTGAACCAACACAGAGAGAAATACCTAGAGTATCTCCTCAACAAACTGCGCAAGCAGACCCTAAAGCAGAAGATTGGGGTTCTAGAAATAGATGGTTTGGTACAAATACAGCTATGACATATACTGCGTTTGATCTACATAAGAAACTAGTGGAAGAAGAAGGATTTGATCCTCAGACTGACGAATATTATAAGGAAATTGATAAAAGAATAAGACTTGAATTTCCTCAGAAATTTGATACAACTGATGGTAAGGTTCAAAATGATACGACCAAACCGACACAAATAGTAGCTTCAGCGAAGCGAAGTGTAAATAGATCTGGTCGCAAAACCGTGAGACTCACACCTTCTCAGGTTGCTATCGCTAAAAAATTAGGAGTGCCATTAGAAGATTATGCAAAACAATTAAAAATCACGAAGGAGGTATAGCATATGGAAAATGATAAAATGAAGACCCCGCGTGCGAGTCAGTCAAGGGAAAAAGATACAAGACCTAAGACTTGGACTCCACCATCTAGCTTAGATGCACCACCTGCGCCAGACGGATTCAGGCACAGATGGATACGAACTGAAGTTTTAGGATTTGACGATACTAAAAACATGTCAGGTAAAATGAGATCCGGATGGGAATTGGTGAGAGCCGATGAATATCCAGACTCAGAGTATCCACAACTGAAAGACGGAAAATACGCAGGAGTCATAGGAGTTGGAGGCCTAGTGTTGGCTAGGATACCAGAGGAGATCGCCAAATCTCGAGAAGCTTATTTTGCTAAGCAAACTAAGGATAGAGACGACGCAGTAAACAACGATCTTATGAAGGAGCAACATTCAAGTATGCCGATCAATAGTGATAGGCAGACTCGTGTAACTTTTGGTGGTACGAAGAAATAATTTCTTTGTGATATCAAGATACATATAACATTAACCCGTAAATCTGCGAATAGTAGATTTACTAAAGGAGAAAAAACATGGCAAACATAGACGCTGCTTTCGGACTGAGAGCAATCGGAAAAGTTGGTCAGAATAGAGACAACCAAGGGTTAAGTGAATATGGTATTGCAGCAAGTTCAACTGCGATTTATCAGAATGATCCCATAATGATGGCGGCAACTGGTAAAATCATAGTAGGAACAGCAGCTGCGGTATTATTAGGTTCACTTAACGGTGTTTTCTTTACTGACGCAACTACAGGTAAGCCCACATATGCAAATCACCTTAACGCTTCTAACACTGCATCAGACATTGTTGGATTTGTAAGTGATGACCCATATGAAAGGTTTGAGATCCAATCTGACGCTGCATTTGCAGTTGCAGACATTGGAAAAAACGCTGATTTAGTATACGCAGCTGGTTCAACACCAAACTTCGTATCTAAAGTGGAATTAGATCATTCTGATCTTAAAGACGCAACAGCACAACTAAGAGTGATCGGGATCTCAAAAGATCCAGAAAATAACGAAGCGGGCGCGGCAGATACCAACGTAGTAGTTATTATCAACGAACATTTCTTAAAAGGAACGGTAGGTATATAATGGCTATAAGTAGAGGACAACTAGTTAAAGAACTAGAGCCAGGTTTGAATGCACTATTCGGACTGGAATATAAAAGATACGAAAATCAGCATACGGAGATTTTTGATACAGAAAACAGTGATAGAGCTTTTGAAGAAGAAGTGATGTTATCTGGTTTCGCAAATGCTCAAGTTAAACCTGAAGGTTCAGGCGTGACTTTTGACAATGCTCAAGAAACTTTCACTGCTAGATATTCGCATGAGACAATTGCTCTTGCGTTCGCGATCACTGAAGAAGCGATCGAGGACAACTTGTATGACAGACTTGCGTCTAGATATACAAAAGCATTAGCAAGATCGATGGCAAACACTAAGCAAGTTAGAGCTGCAAATGTATTAAACAATGCATTCAACGCAAACTTCGCTGGTGGTGATGGAGTAGAATTATGTTCTGCTGTTCACCCAACGATAGCTGGAACTTTCTCAAATGAATTAGCGACATCAGCTGATCTTAACGAAACATCGTTAGAGCAGTCTTTAATTGATATCGCGGCGTTCACTGATGAGAGAGGTCTTAAAGTTGCAGCAAGAGGAGTAAAAATGATTATTCCTTCTGAGCTACAATTTACTGCTGAAAGACTGATGAAGTCTGCAGGTAGAACTGGAACAGCTGATAATGATATCAACGCAATCAATTCAATGGGGATGATTCCTCAAGGTTACGTAGTGAACAACTACTTAACTGACACTGATGCGTATTTTATCAAAACAGATGTACCTAACGGAATGAAAATGTTCGTTAGATCTCCAATTAAGACAGCTATGGAAGGTGACTTCGATACTGGTAACGTTAGATACAAAGCTAGAGAGAGATATTCTTTTGGATTCTCAGACCCTAGAGGTATCTTCGGTTCACCTGGTGCGTAATCATTAGATTAACTGAATAACTAAGGGCGGCTCTTGTAGCCGCCCTTTTTTTATGGTAGAAAGATAAAACCCAATGAAAACCTTCCTAATAAATATCCGAGCATATGGCTATCACGCTCGTTTTGAGATGAAGTCTCAAGATGAAAATAAAGCCTTTGAAAATGCACTAGTTGACAAACTAGGACAAAAAGATATAGTATGGGAAAAAGATGGATTTACAAGTAAATCTAAAATGTGGTTAACCTATGAGGAGGTTATAAATGACGAACGTTCAAGGCCTTTACACGGAGAAGAGAAGTCTAGAACTGAAGTGGTCGCAGCACTATAATCAAGAAAAAAGATACACTCTTGATATGGTTAGGATTGATGACAAAATAAGACAAGTTATCAATCATATTAAACAAGTTGAAGCTCAAGAAGCTCACTTGGTTAATAAGGTAAATGAGGCTGCACCCAACGTTTCTGTAGCTACGTAACAAAAGCTACATCGCTGAAATCGCACTTTCACTACAGAATCTCTTGCACTCTACTTAAAACTAAGCTATAAATTACACACCATACATAAAAATAAACAAAATAAATGTAGACGCGTATGGTCGACAATCCCTAGGGACTACATTTAATATATCTAGGAGGATATTAACATGGCAAACACTACATTCGACGGACCAGTAAGATCTAGAAATGGTTTTCAAACAATTGGACCAGGATCTTTCGTAAATTTAACAGCTGACACACTTTTAAGTGTAGCAGCTCACGCAGGCAGAATACTGCTTTGTAATAATGCAACTGCTGATTTTGTTTTACCACCTATCATCAGTACAGGCGGAAGCAATAACTCAGGACCAGGAAGAGATCCCAATAACCCGAATACTATCGGAACTAGTTTTAAATTTTTTGTTGAAACAGCTGCGACTAGTATGGATATTCAAACTGATGGTACTGATAAATTTGT